CAGTCCGATCAGGATCTAGGAAACTACGTCTATGGCAAGATTGAAGCCAAGAGCCGAAAAACCGACCCGTTCATGGCGCTGGCAGCGGCTATGACCTGCGAGGATCAGATTATAGAGCGCAGAACGAAGCCGCGCCGGAAGCTGGACGTGGCGACGTATTAAGGAGACAGACATGGCATTTAATTTTTTCAAATGGATTTTAAGAAAGTCCGACGATGAACCTGACGGCGGCACAGAGGTCGCGGTCGGTGATTTCCTCGACAATGAGATCGGGACGGCCGTGGTCGGTTTGGAGATTTATCTCCAGCGCATGGCGTTTTGGACTTGCGTCCGGAAAATAGGGTCTGCGGTCGCGGCGGTCGAGTGGGAAACCTACCGACGCACCAAGCGCGTCAAGGCCAAGGAATACTGGGCGTGGAATTATGCGCCGAACCCGAACCAAACGAAGGAGGAGTTCTTTCAGAAGCTGGTGGGCCAGCTTTACTCGGAACAGGAAGCGCTTGTTGTCGAGTGGCGCGGCTCTCGGTATGTGGCCGACTCTTTCGGAGTAGAGAAGCACCTGACCGGTGACATATACCGCGATATCAGCGTGAACGGCGAGAGCATTCCGGGAACCTTCGCGGCGGCTGACGTGCTCCACTTTACTATCGAGGGCGAGCGCATCAAGCGTATATTGATCGCTATTGCGTCGGCGGAGGGCCGTCTTATGAGGGCGGCGACTTCGAACTATATCAGGCAAGCCGGAATGCGCGGCATCCTGAATATTGACGACACGGCCGAGGCCGAGCCGGACTTCGAGGAAACATACGAGGATCTTGTAACCGAAAAATTCAAGAAGTACTTCACAGCGGAAAACGCGGTGCTCCCTCTGTTCAAGGGGTACAGCTTCACGGAACGCACGGCGAGCGGCGGTTCCAGCAAGGCCGACCTTCAGGGAACGCGCGACATCCGTAATATGATGAACGACATCATGGAATTAACGGCGCAGGCATTTGGCATTCCCTCCTCTATTGCGCTGGGTAAAGCCGTCACGGATGCGGACTTTAAGGCATTTATGACGGCTCCCGTCCAGCCTATTGTGAACGCTATTGTTCAGGAGGTAAACCGGAAGCTATACGGCCAGCAGCTTGCGTTTAATGGCACTTATATATCCGCGAACTACGCGGGGGTTCGATACACCGACTTGTTCGACGTGGCCAACCCTATCGACAAGTTGATCGGCTCCGGCGCGTTCTGTATAAATGATATCCGCGTGCGGCTCGGCCTTGACGTCATAGACGAGCCATGGGCTTGGCAGCACTGGATGACAAAGAACTACAGCACCGTCGAGGATTTGCTCGAGGGCGTTGATAGTACACCAACAGAACCGGCAACCCAACCGGAAAAAGAAGAAAAGGAGGAAACAGATGGGAAAGACGACGGAAACGGCGACGGTGAAAGCTAAAGCTCCCGTGCCATATTTCAGTCTGACGCGGAATGAAGCGGAACACTCGGCCGATATTTATATCTTCGGCGATATCGCCTCCAACCGTGGCGGGCTGTCCGGTTTGCTGCAGTCCAGCTCCGACCAGTCGAGCTATGACCTGGCAAATCAGGTGGCAAATATCCCGGAGGATTACGCGATCACCGTCCACATCAACTCAAACGGCGGCGAGGTCAAAGAGGGACTTGCTATTTATAACACCCTGAAAACCCGCAACGTCACGACTATATGCGAGGGCTTTGCGGCTTCCGCAGCGTCTGTGATTTTCTGCGCGGGCCAGAGGCGTATCATGCAGCCCGCATCGTTGCTGTTCATCCATCAGGCGTCCATGTACGCTGAAGGAAACGCGGACGATTTCCGCAAGGCGTCGGAGGACTTGGATGTTATTACATCGGCGGCCATTGCGGCCTATATCGAATGCGGCATCAATATCTCCGAGGAGGTACTGCGCACGATGCTTCGCGCGGAGTCTTGGATCACTCCGGAGGATGCGGTCGGTTATGGCTTCGCAACCGAGATCGCGGAGGACGAGCCTGACGAGGAGCCGAGAAATGACGCGATGCGTTCAATCATGGCGGCCGTAACAAGGCAGAATACAATCATGGACGCGGTCATGGGCGCGAAACCGAAGGTGCTCGGGGCCGTCAATATTGGATTTGAGGAAGGCGTGGCCGACGAGCTTCGCGAGTTCATCAATTCCGTTCACTCTTATGCGGATTTGTTTGATGTATTCAGCAGGATATCCGCGGCTATGAGTGAGGATCCGGAGCTTGTAACGCGTATCAAAGCGTTTGCAGCTTCATTTATCGCCACCAATCCTACGCCGAATCCGGCGAAGGTGGGACATAAAGGTTTTTTTAATCTCAAATAAGCCGGAAGGCAAAGGAGGACAAAGAAATGAAAAACAAAGATGCTATCAACCAGACACAGCTTGAGATCGCACAGCGCATTTCTAATGCAGCGAAGGAGGGCAACACCGAGGAGTTCGAGGCCGGTCTTCAGGAGATGTTCCAGAACGTCCACGACTCCATCATCGAACAGGCTGCAGCAATGCAGGGAACCGCTGACGCGGCTGTTCTTGCGCAGCGCGGTATCCGCCAGCTCACAGCCGAGGAGGAGACTTTCTACAACAACCTCATCGACTCCATGAAGGCTTCCGGCGCTAACAACGCCATGATGGCGCTTACCAACACCGACAAGACCTTCCCTCTGACCATCATCAACGAGGTCATGGAGGATATGAAGCAGGAGCATCCTCTCCTTGCGGCAGTCGATACCGTGAACGCAACCGGGCTTATGAAGTTCCTCGTGAACACCGATGCTGGCGACAACGCTACATGGGGAGCCCTTGAAAGCGAGATCACAAAAGAAATCGCCAGCGGCTTCGCGGAGATCGAGATGGGCCAGTTCAAGCTCTCCGCTTGGATGCCTATTTCCATCGATATGCTGGAGCTCGGTGCGAAGTGGCTCGACACCTACATCAGAACCTGTCTTGCAGAGGCGCTTGCTATCGGTTACGAGAACGCAATCGTTACCGGAACCGGCAAGGATATGCCTATCGGCATGGATCGTTCCGTGGCTGACGATGTGGAGGTTGTCGGCGGCGTATATCCCAAGAAGGACGCCATCGCTGTAACCGACTTCGGACGTGCGAGCTACGGCAACCTCGTCTCCAAGCTGGCAAAGAACCAGCACGGCAAGCCTCGTGCAGTTCGCGGCCTGATCCTCGTGGTTAACCCCGTGGATTATTACAAGACCGTTATGCCCGCAACAACCCTTATGACTCCCGAGGGCCGTTATGTGAACGACGTGCTTCCGGTTCCCACACAGATCATCCAGTCCGTGGCCGTGGCAGCGGGCGAGGCGATCCTTGGCATGGGCAAGAGATACTTCCTCGGAGTCGGCGGCAAGCGCGGCATCCAGTTCTCCGACGACTACAAGTTCCTCGAGGACAACAGATATTACAAGATCGTTGCATACAGCAACGGCCGTCCGAAGGACGACAACGCTTTCCTTCGTCTCGATATCAGCAACCTCGAGCCTACCTATCTGGAGGTTAAGAGCGTCGAAGCGTAAGAAGGAGGTAACGAATGAGCGCCATTGAAGTATCGGAGGCTTTATTGGCCGAAGCTAAAAACTTTCTCGACATAACGTGGGACGATGAAGCTGCGGATAGAAAGCTGACCGGACAGATCAGGCGCGGGATTGCCTACATCACTTCAAAGACGGGCGTGGAAGCGTCCGCCTTTGAAGGTGACGGCGTGAACGACCGGGCGCAGGAGCTTTTGTTTAATTACTTGCTCTATGACCGCGCCGGTGCTTTGGATCAGTTCAAAAAAAATTATCTGTCCGACATAGTCGGGCTGCGGATTAAGTGGGAGGTCGAAAATGCGTCCAAATCAGAAGGTTGAAACATTCCCGGACGGCATTGTCGACGTGTACGCGGAGGGCGATGGCCGGGAGCTCGGGGAGCTGAAAGGCTCGTTCAGATTCGAGCAGCAAACGGTCGGAGTGACCCGTTACTACCAAGCGCAGCTATCGGTATCATCGAGCCGGATTGATCGGGTTATCAAAGTACCGCATAACAATGTTGCTGACCGAATGGACATCGCCGTCGTAAGAACAGCGGACAACCGGCAATACTGGATCCTCCGGATTCAGGAAAAGCCCGAGCGCGGCGTCGACCTTTGGGAGCTGCAGTCCGTTCAGGTGGCGATGGAATCAGGAGGTGGAACATGAAAGTCAAGGTATTAAAGTCCTTTGTATCCGGCAGGGTATCCGGAGAAAAGGGACAGCTTATTGATGTTCCGGAGGCAAGGGCCAGCAAGCTGGTCAAGGCCGGTATAGTGGAGGCAACGAACGAGAAAGGCAATTCTGCCCCTCTGACAGCCCCACAGACGGCCGAAACCGCTCCGGAGGATAAAATACCCGCTGAAAAGAAAACGACCGCCAAATCGGCCAAATCCGGCGGCAAATCGACCGGGAAAAAATAATGGCCAGAACGGTTAGCGTGATGGACTTTGACAAGGCCATGTCGGACATCCTGAAGGAGTACGGCGACAGCGTCAAGGAGAAGTCACACAAGGCGGCCGCGAAGGTCGCAAAAATAGCGAAACAGGAAGTGCAAGCGGGCGCACCCGTCCAGTCGGGCCGATACCGGAAAGGGTGGACGGTCACGGAGGAAAAAACTTCCGGGCTCTGGTTTGAGTACACGGTGCATAACCGGTCACGATACCAGCTCGCGCATCTACTGGAAAAAGGCCACGCCTTAAAGCGCGGCGGTCGGACTTATGGCCACGTATCAGCAAGGCCGCACATCGCACCGGCCGAGCAGAAGGCAATCAGGAATTACGAGGAGGCATTGGAGAGAATTGCAAAGGAAGGATGAACAAATCAAAGCTATATGCGAAGCGATAAAGCTGAGCGACGGCATCGATTATCGTTATGACCACTTCCGGCAAAAGGAAGCCGTGCCGCCTCCTTTTTTGATTTATCGCAGAGTGGCCGGGCTTCCTTTTTCGGCTGACGACAAAACCTACACAAGGACGGTGGCGTCGATTTGGAGCTGTATGCTACCACGCCGGAAAAGATGATGGAGCTCATGGAAAAAGTCGAGGCGCTACTCGACGAGAACGAGATTTTTTACACATTGGCAGCGGACACGGTTTATATCGAGTCGGAGAATTTCTACGAGACGCTCTACGAAGTATAACCGGCCGCAAATTCACAAGGAGGATATAAAGCCATGAAAAACAAGATTACTTACGGTTTATCGAACGTCCATGTTTGGCCTATCACGGCAACCAGCGACGCGGGCGTTCCCACCTACGGCACCAAGATCAAGATCCCCGGAGCCGTGGAGCTGAAGCTGGATCCCGAGGGAAGCTCCGATCCGTTCTATGCTGACGACGATATTTATTATCAGGGCGTCGCAAACAACGGATACAAGGGAACTCTTACCCTTGCGGACATTCCGGACGAGTTCAACGAGGAGGTCATGGGCGAGATCGTGGATGCGAACGGTGCGCGTTTCGAGGACGCGAACGTGGCTCCCAAGGAGTTCGCTATGGCGTTTGAGTTCAAGGGCGACGCTTCCAAGCGCAGACACCTGCTCTATCGCTGCAAGGCCACTCGTTCATCGGTTAACTCCAGCACCAAGCAGGACAAGGTTGATCCCAACAAGCCCGAGCTCGAGTTCTCCGCTATTCCGAGACTCGACAACCATCACGTTAAGGCACGCGCCGAGGAAGCTGACACGGCTTATGCTGACTGGTACGGAACCGCTCCTTACGAGTACGCAGCACAGGGTTAAGGAGGTGCTCATAAATGATTAAAACCTTACAGTTTGGCGAGAAAGAGGTGCAATTCAGCACCTCTTTTGCATGGACTTTTATCTACAAGTCGCAGTTTGGTAAGGATCCCGCGCAGCTCTTGCTTCCCATCATCCGGGAAATGAACGAGAGCGATGATGCGGTGGAGCTCGGTTATATCGCTTATGAGAAGCTGGGCTTTGTCGGCATAGCGGAGATTGCCTGGGCGATGGCAAAACTTATCGACTCGGATATTCCGGAGCCGGTTAAGTGGATCGCATCGTTTGAGGAGTTCCCGGCCGGGGATCTGGTGGACGAGATTATGCCGGAGGCGATAACGTCCTGCTTTGCAACAAAAAAATCTCCGGCTCCGGTTCAGGAAGAGAAGAAACCGGGGCCGAAAAAGACGACCACGAAGAAGTAAGCATCGAACGCATCCTCGCAGCCGGCCTTTCGCGCGGGCTGCGGATGCAGGATGCTGACCGTTTAACTCTCGGGATGTGGGTGGACTACATCATCGAGTGGAACAATATGCGAGAAGCCGCGAGGGACAATGACGACGAACCGGAAAACCGGACGGAGGTCAAGGTTAAAGACCGCGCTGCGGTACAAGCGGACTTCGACGCTTTTTAGAGGTATGAAATATGGCTGGAAGCATAAAAGGGATTACAATTCAGATCGGCGCGGATACTACGAAATTAACGACCGCTCTGTCCCAAGCTGAAAAGTCCATAAAGAGCACACAGACACAGCTCTCCGCAGTAGAAAAGGCCCTGAAGATGGATCCCGGAAACATTGATTTGCTCCGGGACAAGCAGGGCCTTCTTGCTGCTAAAATTCAGGAAACGAAAGAAAAGCTGGACACTCTGAAAGAAGCGCAGCGTCAAATGGACGCTTCCGGAGTGGATAAAAACAGCGAGGAATATAGAGCGCTGCAGACCGAGATCGACCTGACGGAGTCCAAGCTGAAAGGGCTCACAAAGGAAATGGATAATTTCGGCTCCGCCGGAGCGCAAGCTATCGCGGCGGCCGGAAAAAAGGTCGAGGCATTCGGGAACGGTATGGCCCGCGTCGGCGATACAATGACGAGACGCGTTACTACTCCGATATTGGGAGTCGGTGCGGCTGCGGTGAAGATAACTGCCGACTTCGATTCATCCATGAGCAACGTGGCTGCTATTTCAGGCGCTACCGGTGAGGACTTCGAGGCCCTTCGTACGAAGGCTCGCGAGATGGGATCGCAGACGAAGTTCTCCGCATCCGAGGCGGCCGATGCTATGAGCTACATGGCTATGGCCGGATGGAAAACAAACGATATGCTGGAGGGCGTATCCGGTATTATGAACCTTGCGGCGGCTTCCGGTGAGGAGCTGGCCACGACTTCCGATATCGTGACCGATGCGCTGACTGCGTTTGGGCTTACGGCATCCGACTCCGGACACTTTGCGGACGTTCTCGCGGCTACGGCAGCAAATGCGAACACAAACGTTTCTATGATGGGCGAGTCTTTCAAGTATTGCGCACCGACGGCGGGCGCTCTTGGATACTCCATCGAGGACGTGTCCGTGGCTATTGGACTAATGGGCAACTCCGGCATCAAAGCGTCACAGGCCGGAACATCGCTTAATAATATCTTTACTCGTATGGCCAAAGAGCCGAAGGAAGCCGAGGCGGCCATGAACAGACTCGGTCTTTCACTCTATGACGGCGAGGGCCGTATGTACTCCTTTAAGGAGATCATGGAACAGATGCGAGGCGCTTTCGGACAGATCAATATGCCGATAAGCGAGTTTAATGACCAGGTGGCCGAGCTCGACGCGCAGCTGGAGGACGGCTCCATTACGCAGTCGAAGTATGATAAGCAGCTGGAGGAGCTTATCAAACAGGCATACGGCGCGGAGGGCGCGGAAAAGGCACGCGCCGCTGCTATGCTTGCCGGGCAGCGCGGTATGTCCGGACTATTGGCCATCGTCAACGCATCCGATGATGATTGGAACAAATTAAATAACGCGGTCGGTACGGCGTCGGATACTATGGTTAAGACAGCCGACGGCTCTATTATTCCGTTATCGGAAGCACTGGCATCCGGCGCGGAAATTGTCGAGGAATACGAAGGTCAAGCTGCGGCGATGGCAGCCGTTATGCAGGACAACCTCGGCGGCCAAGCGACCATTCTGAAATCACAGCTGGAGGAGCTTGCCATCTCCTTCGGCGATATTCTTATGCCCACGATCCGGAATATCGTCTCTAAAATTCAGGAGTTCGTGGATAAACTGAATAATATGGACGAGGGAACCCGGCAGATGATTATCAAGGCGGCTTTGTTCGCTGCGGCACTCGGCCCGGTGCTCTCCGTCGGCGGTCGGCTCCTTGTCGGTGCCGGAAAGCTGATGCAGTTTGCTCCGCAGATCACCGGAGCGGTTACAAAGCTGGCCGGGGTATTCTCCGGAGCAGCGGGCGGTGCCGGTGGCCTTGGTGGTGCGCTTGGCGCTCTTGCCTCCCCGGTGGGAATTGCCGTGGCTGCAATCGCGGCGCTGGCCGCTATGGTCGTAACGCTCTGGAAGAACAACGAGGATTTCAGAAACAAGATCACGGCTATGTGGGCCGAGGTGACCGCTACCTTCGACGAGGCGACTTCTGGGATCCTCGAGGCGATCAATTCGCTGGGCTTCGATTTCCAGTCCGTCGGCGAGGCTATAGGCGCCGCTTGGACGTTTTTGTGTAATTCCTTTGCTCCGCTTTTCGAGGGCGTGTTCAAGGAAATCACCACTATGCTGCGCGGCGCGATGCAGTCTATACAAGGCATAATTCAGCTTTTCTGCGGAATTATTAACGGCGACTGGGATCAGGCGTGGACTGGCGTTAAAAATATCGCGCTCGGCGTCTTTAATACGCTGACCGCACCGCTTCAGGGCATATTGACGGCTATTACTGAAATGTTCGCGTCACAGGGCATAGATATCAAGCAGAAAATGTCCGACATGGCCAACAACGTCAAGACGAAGCTCACGGAAACGGCCACCAATGTTAAAAATAAGGCCGTGGAAATGTACACCAACGTTACGACGAAGCTGTCCGATATGGCTAACGGCGTGCGGACTAAAATCGGCGAGATGCGCGACGCCTGGAATAATTCAAATCTTGGCATCACGGTCAACGCTGTGTGGGGAGTCATTAAAAAGACGGCCACGGACAGCATGACCGCGATCAAGAACGCCTACGAGGCACACGGCGGCGGCATGAAAGGTATCGCGGCGGCTTCGATGGAGGCCATCAAGCAGCGGATCACTCTTGGCTGGAATTTTGCGGATAATTTCACCGGCGGCAAGCTCTCCGCTATCGCCAACACGGTGCAAACCAAAATGACAGCGGTCAAGGATACGGTTAGCCAAAAGCTCGAGAACGTGAAGCAGTTCTTCACTTCCAAGCTCACGGCGGTGGCCGCTTTCGTGGATCAGAAGCTGACCGCAATTTATAACTTCTTCTCGGCCAAGCTGACGGCCATCGCTGATTTCGTGAGCCAAAAGCTCGAGGCCGTGAAGAACTACTTCACGACGAAGCTCGAAGCCGCGAGGGCGGCGGTCGATGCAAAGCTGACCGCGATATACAACTTCTTCTCGGCCAAGCTGACAGCCATCGCTGATTTCGTGAGCCAAAAGCTCGAGGCCGTGAAGAACTACTTTAACAGCAAACTGGAAGCGGCGCGTTCCTATGCGGATACGAAACTGACGGCTATTTATAACTTTTTCTCCACGAAGCTCACAGCGGCGGCCGACGTGGCCAGCCAAAAGCTCGAGCTTGTGAAGAACTACTTCTCCAGCAAGCTGGAAAGCGCAAGGTCAACCGTCGATAGTAAGCTCTCGGATATCAAGGGCAAGTTCGACAGTAAAATGGGCGAGATGGCTTCCAAGGTATCCGAAAAAATGGAGGCTATAAGAAAAGCGTTCGCGGATAAAATACAAGCCGCGCATGACGCGGTGGCCGAAGTGATTGAGAAAATCAAAAAGCTGTTTGATATTACGCTGAAGCTCGATATTAAGCTCCCGCATATCAGCGTTGACGGCGGCGAGGCTCCTTATGGTATCGGCGGAAAGGGAAAGCTCCCGTCCTTCGATGTTAAGTGGTATGACCACGGCGGTATTTTCGACAGCCCGTCCATTATTGGTGTCGGCGAGAAGCGGCCGGAGTTCGTCGGTGCGCTTGATGATTTGCGGCGGATCGTCCGGGAGGAATCCGGGGCGGGAGCCGGTTCGGAATTGCTGCAGCAAATGCAGCTAATGACCACCTACATGGCCGAAATGCTCCGCGAGATAACCGGTGTTCGTCCTATTCAGGTAACACAGGAAATTTACGCAAACGAGACAAGCTATTCCGAACAGCAGAAGGCAGCGGCGCGAGAATTCAAAGCGATTGCGAGGACTATCTGATGGAACTATACGAGCAGTTAATTTACAAAAACAGCCGTGGCGAGAGCATCACCTTCGGGATCGGCTCCGTGTACCACGTAAACGTGTCAAAAGACGTAACCGGAATTTCGGACCTGAAGGACACGATTTACAGCACGTCGAGTATGGGCCAGCACGGCGATACTTATGTCGGCGTCCGGATTGAGCCGCGCGACATTGTTCTTACCGGAAAAATAAAAGATGAACGCAAGGAGGCGCAGCTGCGCCTCCGACGCGAAGCGCTCCGGATCCTTAACCCGGAGCTGGAAGGGACGCTGTATTACATATATGGCGACTTCATGCAGAAGATCGGCGCGAAGGTGGACGGCACTCCGGAGTTTTATCGCTCCAAGGAAGCACCGTCGCAGCTGTTTGATATCAGCTTTAAGTGCCTCGACCCGTTCTGGAAGGATGAACAGGAAACCCGCGAAGATATCGCGTCATGGATCGGCGCGTGGATATTTCCGACGGTTATCGATAAAGACGACCCGACCAGCATGATCTTCGGCTATCGTGAGGAGTCCCTGATCGTTGACGTTTATAACCCCGGACACGTGGCCACCGGTATGCGCATAAAGCTGAAAGCACTCGGCCAGCTCACCGGCCCGAGCCTCCTAAATGTAAATACAAGGGAGTTCTTGAAGCTGAATATGACGCTCTACGCTGGCGATGTGGTGGATATCGATACGAGCTACGGCAAGAAAACCGTCGTGCTTACTCGCGCGGGCGTGAAATCAAACGTCTTTCGCTATATTGACGTGGACTCGACTTTCATGCAGCTGGATATCGGCGACAATGTATTCCGCTATGACGCGGAGTCGGGGCTTGACAGCCTGGACGTTACTCTTTCCTTCAACGCCATGTATTTGGGGGTTTGATTTATGGATCTACGAGTATTTGATAAAGCGCTGAACCCACTCGGCCTCGTCGATGAGATGGCGAGCTGTATATGGACGATGCGCTATTTTAGCGTGGGAGAAGTAAAGCTCCTCGCTCCTATTACTGAAAATAACAAGGAATTGCTTGTGGCCGGAAACATAGTTATCAAGCATGACGAATATATCGACTTCACGGACGGCGACGACGAGAACTGGCGCCGGGCGGCCGAGATAACCTTTATCAGGTACACGAAAGACGAGAAAGGCCAAGAGCAGATCGAGGCGCAGGGCTATATGCTTGGCCGGTGGCTTAATCAGAGGGTTATCAATCCTCAAATACAACTAAACGGAACGTGCCAGCAGATAACGAACCTCCTGATTTCAAAGAATGTCGGAAGCGAGGCCGGGGCCAAGCGAGCCTTCCCGCATTTCGTCGTGCTTCCGCAGGACGATTACGGCGGCGACTCGTTCGAGTATTCAAACGAAGCCCTGAAAGCCCTCGGCGATGAAGTCCGGGACGTATGCCAATCCGGAAAGCTCGGATATGACATCCTTGTAAATGAACGCTCGAAGCTCTACGGCTTTTATCTTTACGACGGCCGGAACCTTACAAGCGGAAACACGGCCGGAAACCCGCCGTGCATCTTCTCTCGTGACTTTGACAATGTCAACGAGCAGGAATATGAGGACAGCACGGAGAATTATAAAAATTACGCGTTTGTGCGCGGGGCCGCTGATGATCAGAACGTGCAGGAGGTTGTCACGGTCGACCGGGAGCTTGCCTCTGGGCTGGCCCTTCTGGAAGTCCTGATTGACGCCAGTGATATTGCCCGGAACGCGGAGGATGGATCCGGAAGCTCCACTCCTATTCCGGTGGCCAAGTATCGACAAATGCTTGTTACCCGAGGCAATACGGAGCTGGACGGCCTGATCGAAACACACAGCTTTGAGTCGTCTATCAATACGCGATCCAACCTTCGATACAAGGAGGACTTCGATATGGGCGACCGTGTAACGTGTGTGGAAAGGCGCTGGGGCCTGACGATCAATTCACGAATAACGGAAATAACGCAGACCTTTGAAAAAGGGAAAGCGACGCTTGAGGTCACGTTCGGCGAGTCCGCGCCGACGCTCCTCGACAAAATAAGAAA